TTGAGCCTTTCGACCTCCCGCATGGCTGATACTTTCCATCCTTCTTTGGAGCTCCGATGTCCACCCATTTTTGTTTGACCCATTCTCTAAGTCCTCCTTTTGAGTAGTAGGCTCTCATTACGAATTCTTTCCGTAAGCTCTGCCTTTGCCTTTCATTGCTAACTTACATTTAGATCCGTTTTTCAAACCCATTCTTTCGTTCATCATTCCACCACCCATAGCTTTTTTTCTATCCTTCTTACCACCTGGTGTTATTTTACCTGAACAAACTCCTGATGCATACATGTTAGCATATGCAGAAGGGTAAACTTTAAACTTACGCTTCGCTGCAGCTTTACCTTTTGCACAAAGTTTAGCCATTAAGAATTCCTTCCGTAAGCTTTTTTGTTCATTCCTTTTTTACAGATTCCACCACCACGTAGGTTTACTCTATAAGCATCATCTGATGTCATAGCTTGTTTCATTTTAGATTTTTTTTGATCTTTTATTTTATTAAAAACTTTATCTGGATTTTCAAAAGTTGCTTTTGGTCTCCCTTGTGGTCCTTTTGCCATGTTAAACCTTCTTCGCTAATTTTTTATTTATTTTTTCTTGAACTTTTTCTGGTAGTTTTGAAAAACCTTTTAATTTATTTGGAACAGTTCCTGGTTTAAAAGTTTTATTTATTTTTTCTATGTTTTTGTTTTTTGGTTTTGGTGAACCAAATTTTCTACCAACTCTGCCACCATTAGCTTTTTTTTCAGTAACTTTATCAAGCATACTTTTTATTGTTTTAGTATTTTCTTTTTGTATTCTTTTGTAAGCTTCTGTGTTTGATTCACTTTTTCCTTTATTACCTTTAAAAGTAATAGGCATATTATTTTCCATTTCAAACTGAGTTTGTTTTAATTTAGCGGTACTACCTTTTAATTTTTGACCTGCAATTTTTAAATCTCTTGTTCCTTTTTGAATTTTTGTTACAGGTACATTTGGTTTAGGTGTTAAAAATTGAAGTAATTTTTTACCANNTCCTACATATTTTGACATTATTTTTTTCCTCCNTTACGAAAAATTTGTGTACCCTTTATACCATAAATCGAAGCAACTACAAGTATCCATAAATTAGTAAACCAGCTTGGTAATTGTGAGAACATTTCGAAGAACAATTTTACCTTGTCCATCGCTTCAGGATCTTCACTTATCACTGACCAGGCCAAAACCGCTATAGGGGCCGAGAGAATTACGAGGACCGCCTCGTCCTTCCAGTCCGATTGTCTTGCTTCTAGTAATTTACCTTGGTAAGCCTCTTCACCACGTGCTTGTTTTTCAGCATGCAATANTTGTGCCTCAGACATAGCCATTTTTGCTTTTTGTCTGTTAGCATACACTTTACTGCCTGCAGAAAGTGCTAATTTAAGAGCACTGAACCACATATTAGTAAGCTTTTGATTTTCTATTCTTTTCTTTTAGCACTGCACCTTGACCTTGAACTTCCATTTCAGGTCCACCAGTACCAATTAAGTTAAAAGCTTTATCAGCAGTTGTTTTTGATCTTGGATCGATCTCAACTTCTTGATCTGCAACTTTAACTTCTGTTATTTTATCTAGTTTTTGCATTTTTTACTCCTTTTTATTAATTATCGTCTATCATAACTTGAGCTTGTTGTATACCTTGCTTTGCAAGACTAACTCCAGCACGTAATTTAGCTAAATCTTCGTTCTGTTCAAGCTTATCTTCTGCAAGTTCTTGTGCTTGCATCAATTTAGACCTTTGTAAGTCTTGATTTGCTTCATCAGATTGTTTTTTTCGCTCATTTTCCATCGCTCTAAGGTCAACTTCACGTGATTTTAGCTTCAATAGAGGGTCAGAATCAAATTGTGATGTAATTTTCTTCTCTTCCTTCATGTAATCTTCAGTCATTTCAGCAACTAACACCGCTTTTCTTGCTTCAATCGCTTGTGTGATCTGTTGAAGTTGTTGTTGAGCCTGTGGATTTACCGCAGCTTGTTGTTGAAGCATCATCATTTGTTGCATTTGCTCTCTAAACTCTAATTGAACTTGTTCTTGAGCCATGATTGAGATGTGTTCAAGTATATTTTTTTGTATTGCAGCCATAATTGATGGATTATTTCTTACCATGTTAGTCGACATGAAGTTTAAGTGAGCTGTAATATGTGCTTGGTGATCTTGACCAGGAAATGCTTGGAAAGGTTTCATTCCCATTGCACTAATATGTTCCATACTTGGATCCATTGGAGCCATCGGTGCAGGTGGTGGTAACACCGCATCAATATTTTTTACACCAATCGCATTATACATGTTTCTATAAATTTGATACATGTTGTGTAACTGTGGATTTGATGTTGCAATTTGTAATTGTGTTTGTGCCAAAGTAATTCTTTGAGACATTGAAAATATATTTGGATCTGCAACAGGTATAATATCTACTCTGTCATCAAAATCTGTTTGTTTAATATTTCGTGCACCGCCAACAACATCATACGGATATTCAGGTGGTAAATATTGTGCAACAACTTTTGATAATAATTTGAATTCATTCTTCATCGCTGCGTAACATCTTTTGTGTATTGCAGACATGACTCTTGAACCACGTTCTAATAATGCAACAGTTGTACCAACAGCTGCGCCTTGGTTACCATCGCCCACTTGCATATCAGCAATAGCCGCGAATCTTTGACCAGCAGATACTACAACACCTAATAAATTTAATAATGTTGGAGAAGGTTCTTTGTATGGTAATGGAAAGAATGCATCTCTTAAATTACCACCTGGTGCATCTACATCTTTAAACTCACCGGGTTGTATTGGTGATGCTTCATCTCTAACTCTTACACCTCTTTGTTTAAATCCAGCAGGTAGGTTTGATAATGTACCCGCATCTAATAATTGACGGAGAGCCGCCGTTGCCGTACGACTCAATCCGCCAATCATGTGAATGAGTCCAAAGCCATAAAATCCAAGTCCTGGCAGAAATTTGAAATGGACGAAATATTGGATCTTATTTTTCTTTAGATCATTGGGCGCATAGTTCCTTCTAATCGAAAGAACTTTCCTACTACCTTCTTCGACTGTTACGATGTAAGGTAATTTTATTCCTGTTGGTTGACCATCAGCACCAACATCTTCGAAACCTTCTAAGTCTAGATTTACATGACACTCTAACAAAGTATATACAGATTCATTCTTACCTGTTTTCTTTGTGCCATCTAATTCACGTTCTTTTTTAGCGACTTCATCACTTGTTGANTCTTCACCTGGAGGTCCAACATCTACGTCAGAATAGAAACCGTTGACTTGTTGTTTTCTTAATTCGTTTTCTGAAATTTTTATTTTATGAATAATCGCTTCCGCATCATCTAATGAGGTAGCTGTNTACGGAACGACTAATTCATCTGCTGGTACAAACTTCGATACCACTCTACCCATCGGTACATCGTAGTATACTTTTTTAAAAGTTGATCCAGCTAATGGTAAATGAAATAACATAGAATCAAATTCTGATTCGTACTCTTTCATGGTATCCATTATTAAATAGTTCATGTAATCTTTTACACGTTCTGCTTGTTGTTCAGTTTGTGGATTCTTAACACCAATAATATCTGTTCTTACAGGACCATCAGCAGGTAATAATTCTTTGTAAGCTTGAGCTTGAAACTGTGTTACCGCTTCAGCTAAAACTGGGTGTGTTGCACCAGACGCACCTTGAAAAGGTTCTGTTCTGTTTTCGTATTTAAAACCTAAAAGATCTAAACCTGTTTTATAAGTATCTTCCCAATCTTTTCTTGAAGATTTATAGTCCATGTAATTCTGTACCATTTCGTTTCCNATTGGTTCAGTTACATCTTCTGGTAAAATATCTGCTAAGTTATCAAAATGATTTTCTGTTCCAGGAATGTTAATTGATCCTGGTTCAAAGTCAATTGTTGCACCACCATCTTCTTCNGGTGTTACTTCAACGGGTCCTTTTTGTTCTGCTTCTTCCTCCTGAACACNAACCTCTTCTGCCATCTCTTCATCTGAAGGGATNTCAATTTCAGTTCTAGTGTTTGGGAGTCCTTTGTCGATTTCTGCCATTTAATTACTCCTTTATCTTCATAGCACGTTTATATAGTCCTGACAAGCCCCCTGAATCAGGGTTCATGGATGTTAACATAGCGCCTGATCTATC